CGGGTTTTTTGAGCGTGTCTCGTCGTTTCAAACTAAACGAAATTTGCAAAATACACATGGTTGTGTGTTTTGCGTAATAATTTCGACTAATCATTGCTCTTTGAGTGTTGCACAAGTGTGGTGTTTTTGTGCTAAGTTCTGTTTGGCACGAAAACCTTAAGTCTAGTTCCGTCTGGCTTAAGTGTGAAACTGTTGTTCCGTCTGCAGTGAATCCCATAACTGGCAACATGTCTGTGAGCAAAGTAGAGTTGTTTGTACCAATCTCTGATGAAGTCGATGCTACTCACTTTGGAACTTTTGGTGATGCCGTAGAGGCATATGCCTCTGCCGCTCCAAGTTTTGAAGGAGTTTATTTTGTAGCCTATGGGTTACAAGATATTGTAGAATTAGGCCGTAACTCTTATGTTATGGGAGTTTTTGGAGATGAAGTGTTGGATTTGGCGGTTGTTCCTTTTGGTTATCGTGATGAGGATCTTAGGGGATGGTTGCTATTTCTTGAAACACCTGTCTCTTATGTTAAACAAGAATTTTTGTTCAGGCTTTTAGGAGGTGAACAAAAAGTGGTTTATGTGGATAATTACCTTTGTGGTAACAATGGCAAACCTGTCGTACCAAAAGACAAATGGAAAATTTTGTCTAAAGGACAGCAAGGTTTGCTTGCAGATAATGTCTATTATAAAGTTGTGTGGGATGTAAAGCGTGACGATGTGCCATATGAGAAGCAAAATATGTCTTCCATTGTGAGCATTCGCTATCTTATTGATATTCCACACTTCTTAGCTGATGGTGCAGTACGTGAAAAGAAACGTCCACCTCAAGATTATACTACTATGCTTGTGAAAGGTTTTCCTTTCTTGATGGCATATGATTGGAAGTTTGTTAACCATGCTGTTAAGTGTGGTAAGTGTGATAATCATGTAGTTGAAGCTGGAGCCTTTGAGAGTGTGATTACATCTTGTTGTCGTGATGAAATTGTACATCAGGGAGTAGTCACTGCTAAAGCAGGAGAGTTAGTCTTGACACCTTTGAGCAATAAGAAATTAATTCTTGTTGGTTCTACTGTGTTGAGAAACATAGGAACTGCACACAACCTCTCAATTTGGTTTGTTTGTAGTTCTTGTGTTGCTAATGTGAAGGAATTGCATGATTTGAATTTTAGTGTAAAACAGGTTGCTAAATTCTCACTCACTGTTGCAAGTGAAGTGAATTTGGAGGCTTGTGGGATAGAAGATTTGGAAGTTGTTCCTGATGATGGTGATCTTATGGAATATTTGATTCCATCTTGGCTTAGAAATCAATCCATTGTCTTTTTTGAAGAGGCATTGGATTTGATTGTTAAGTTTTTAGTTAAGAGTGTTGTGGTTTCTTTGAAGGGATTGGTCCTTTTGAGGGAAGCCATCCAACACTTTACACTTAGAATAATAGATGGTGTTGTTGTGTGTAAGACAAAATGCAGTGGTGTTTTGTCTAAGGTGTTTGAGGATTTTGTCAACTTTGTTGTCAAACTTCTCAATAAGTCTAAAGATATTGGAAGTTTCTTGGGTGTTCAATTTAGAACATTCATGAATGTTAACATGATGAATGATTGTCTTTTTACTGTGAAGAATGTGACTGTGAATGGTGTTAGATCTATGGGTCTTACCACCATGAATGTTATTGATTTTTTCTTAGGTAAAAAGTCTAGTGTAGTAGTAAATGAATTTGAAGTTGCTGAATGGTGGAATAATTCTGTTAGTATGGTTTTGTGTGATGCAAAACCAGAAGGCAATGGAAAAGGTGTGGTTATAGCTGGTCAAGCTTTTTATAATGAAGGTCAGTTTTATTGGCCTTTGTTGAAAGGTACTACTGAAGTTGCAGAGACTTTATGCTTTAAACAAGCGGGAGGTCAGTCTGTTACTTTTAGTGGAAAAGATGATATAAAAGAAGTTGAAAAAGTTTATCGTGTTAAGTATGAACTTGAGTTCGATTTTGAATATGAACTTTTTCAAAAGTTGTTAGAAAAGTTGCTTGTAGAGTCTGAATTTACTTCCTGGAATTCCATGGCTGAGTTTGTCTTTGACAAAGTCGATGAAGTGGAAAATACAGCCGAAGTTCTTGTTCAAACTCTTGATCAAGATAATGTTCATGTTAAAAACTTTATGGAATTTGGAATTCCAGAAGTTTATGTTTATGATGTAGAGGGTGGTGCTGATTTGACTAAGCCAGTGCTTGTTTCTATGTTTAAAATTAAAGATGTTGAATATGATTCAGACGGTGCTGAGATGAATTCGGAAGATGATATCATTGAGGTACCTTTTGATTTAGGCAGCGAAAACCAAGAAGATGACACAGAAGAAATTAAAGTTGAAGAAGTGAAAGATTCTGAAGTGCAAGAGTCAGAAGCTGATTTAACTAAGATTCAAGTTGTGACATCTAAGAAACCTAAGCCGTTGTGTGATACCTTTAAAGGCAGTAATGATATAGTGTTTTTGAAACAAGCTAGTAATAATTGTTGGATTAACACTACTGCATTTGTGTTGCAAGTGTTGGGTTCAAAAGATTCAACAATTCAAAATCTTTATGAAACACCTGATGATTTCATAAATAAAGTTTGTTGGCAAAACAACACCAAGTGGGGTGATAAAGATGATGTAGGAAATACATTGGTGAAATGGTTTGATAATTCTGATGAAGTCTTTGGAACAATGTGCATTTCTTTGAAGTGTGCTTGTGGTTTGACTTATCGGGATTATCTAAATATTTTCTGTGGTAATCTTAGTAAGAATCCAAATCTAGGAAATTGTGGAGTTTGTAATCAGACTTTTCAATGTCAGATTGTCAGTCTTACAGGTAAAATGTGTTTTGCTTTTAGCCCTCAGATGATAAGTGATGATATTCTTAAAGAGTTTGGAGTTGTAGCAGCGGCTGTTTATCATGGAGTTGTGTTTGCTGGACATTGGTTGTGTAGCGATTTTGTAAATCGTATTACAATTGATGGTCATGGTAAACAAGATCTCTTTGTTAAAAGTCCGCTTGCTGTTGTTGTAACAAATGTTGAGATAAAAGAAGAAGAAAAAGTGGAAGTTGAAGAAAAGATTGTGGAACCCTTCCTTGTGAGAAGTCACATAAAATTCTTTCAACTCAATTGTAATCAATTGTTAAAGTTGAAACCTCGTTTAATTGTTAACGCTGCTAATAGTCATTTGCGCCATGGAGGTGGACTTGCAGCCGGTTTGAATGATGTTACAAATGGTGAATTGCAGAAACAGTCTAATGCTTATGTGAAAAAGTATGGACCTGTTCCTGTTGGTGGTTCTGCTTTTATAAGATGTAAGGTAGATAATAATTGTGTGGATATCTTAAATATCGTTGCACCTCGTAAAGGAGATGACGATGTTTATGGAAATTTAATAAAAGCTTATAGCAATGTTAAAGTCGAAGATGCATTTGTGCCCATTTTAGGTTGTGGCATTTTTGGCTTACCATTGATTAAATCCTTACGTTGTCTTATGAAAGTAATTAGAGGAAAAGTTAATGTTTTTGTTTATTTGGATTCTGAAGTGAAAATGATCCTAGATTATTTTGCCAAAGAGTCTAAAGCTGATGTTGTAGATAATGTTTCTGTTATTAAAGCTTCCTCTAAAGATTTGCAATCTGAGACGAAGAAAGATATAGTGCAGAAAGTTGTAGCTTCCAAGGAAGTGAATGTGAAAGAGAGTTCTTTGAATAATAATAGATTTAGTGTATTGTCACAAAAAGACACAGAAGAAAATAATGCTTTGCAAACAGAAGTAGATAAAGTAGAAACTTCTAGTAGCGTTGTTGCACCTGATGTCAGTAGTGTGATGAATGTTGAATCTATTAATGATAATACATCAACTAAAAAAACTACACACAAAGAAAGTGTTGTAGTTGAAAATTTGACTGTAGATATTAGAAATGATGTGAATATTGAAGTTCCTGTAGAAAGTGAACAAAATATACATGTTTCAGATATTGAAGATTCTAAAGAATCAAAAATTGTAAATTTGAATGGTCGTGATAGTTATAGAGTAGATTCTAATTATGAAGAAGAGGATGCAGATTGGGAAACCTTTTATGGATTTTCAAATGCAAAAGTCTTTTCTGAAATTGATTATAGCCGCTATAAAACTAAGTTTAAGATTAAACATGGTTATGTGGCTTTGCAAAATGTGGCTAATAATTGTTGGGTTAACTCTGTTGGATTAATGCTTCAAAGAGCTGATGTTGTTTTTAATAGTGAAGGTCTTAATGTTTTGTGGAAAAGATATTTAGAAGGAAAAAATGGTGGTTTTATAGCATTTCTTTATTTTATTATGAATAAAGAGATTGGAGATTTAGGTGATGCAGAACAAGTTCTGTTAGTTCTTAATAAGTATATTAAGTGTGAAAGTAAAGTTATTGTTTCCACAGAATATGAGTGTGATAGTTGTGAAAATAAGGTTGTAACATATGAAGGATTAATTGCACCTGTTTCGTTGATTGAAAGAAATTTTCAATGTGATCATGGTAAGAAAGTTACTACTAAAGTTTTGAAACTTAGTGGTGATATGATTTTTGTAGATGTTAATGGGTTTAATCCATTTGAATCCAATGGATTTAATCTTCAGAGTGCAAATGTGATAGTTGGTGGTGAAGAACTTTGTCATTATTGGTATTGGGATAAACAAAAGAATATTGTCTTTACAGGCAAAGGCTGGAGTGATAAATCTGTTAAAGATAAAATTGCTTATTCAGCTTTTGTGAAGAATGATGAATTTAAGAAGAAAAATAAAATGAATGATACAGTGGTGGCCTGTGAAAAAAATGAAAGTTTAGACTATGTGGGTAAATTCTTCAATTATGGAGAAAAATTTTTGAATATTATAGTCTTCTTTCTACAATTGTTTTACCGCCTAGTTATTATGGCTAAAGGCTATATTAATAAAAAGGATTTTCGCGTAGTGGCTATACAAACAACAAGTACATCTAGATTTGTATTTAGATCTCTTGTAGCTAATTTGGCTGGTGTTACGGAGGGAATAAAGAAAAAGAAAAAGAAAATAAGTTTCTGTTATAAAACAGGAATATTATTATTCGGACTCTTTCAATTATTACTTTTAGTATCACAATTGGATCATAGTTATTATGATGAATATAGTCAATCTAATTTTAATAAAAAGGAATTTTGTGGTAAAAATTTTTGGTGTTATTTAACACTTTGGAATGTAGATGGTTTAGAAGATTTTCCACATCTTAATATTCAATGGAATGTTTTTAAAGGTGGTTTTTCTTTTACCATTTTGCCTTTGTTTTATATGGCTATTATGTTTTGTTTTGGAAATTTTTATTTGCAGGGCTTTTTGATAGCTATGTTATTTCAATGGTTTGGTAGTGTGATGGGTTTGAGTATTGAAGTATTAGATATTGTTAATTTAACCCAGTTTTTGGAACCAGTGTTTTGTTGTTTTATTTTTGTAAAAATTTTTAGATTTTTTCATCATGTAGTATTTGGTTGTACCAAATCCTTTTGTAAATATTGTTCCAAAGCAGCGAAACAGAAAAAGTTTCTTGTTAGTACCATTGTGAATGGTAGTAGTAAAAGTTTTTATGTTAATGCCAATGGTGGTGGTAAATTCTGTAACAAACACAATTTTTATTGTAAGGGTTGTGAAAGTTATGGTGTCGGTAACACGTTTATAAATGAAAGTGTTGCTGATTATTTATCTGATTATGTAAAGCATCGTGTGGTAGCCACAGCACCTGCTTTAAAGGTAGTAGATAAAGTTGCTTTTGAAAATGGTAAATGGAAGTTGTATGTTGGTGATGAATTTATTAGCATTACTGAGGATTTAACTTCTAGTAGTTATACCATAGAGAGTGTTTTAAAGAATAATCTTATGGCTAGTAATGTAGTAGTGGTAAGTGATAATAGTAATATGGGTGTTGTGGATAATGCATGTGTGTATTATTCACAATTGTTTTGTAAACCTATATTTGTTGTAGATCGACAATTATTGCTTTCATTTGATATAGATTATAACACAGCTGTATTTGATTCTTTAATTAAAGTTTGTGCTAATAGTTTTAATAAAGATTTTACAAATTGTAAAACTTTAGAAGATTGTAAAAAAGAGTTAGATTTTAGTGTTAATACACAAGCCTTTGTTGATGCTGTGAAAATGGCACATAAGTATGATGTTCTCTTAACAGATAGAAGTTATAATAATTTTACTATAACTTATGCTAAAATTGGTGATAAGTTAAGTAAAACAGATCAAGCTGCTTGCCTTCGTGCAAATGTTGGTATTATTAATCATAATGTTGCTGTTAAAGAGAATATTTCTGTAGTGTGGTATTATAAAAACTTTCTTCAATTATCCGAGGAAGGTAAAAAATATATTGTTAAGACAACAAAAGCTAAGGGTGTAGGTTTTTATATCACTTTTAATGATATCGAAGCTAACACACAGGCTCCTGTAACAAGATTTCAGAAAAATGCTGGTTTTGAAAGTAGTTTTAGCTGGAATGTGTTATTAGGATTTTTTGTTTTAACATTTATGAGTTTAATGTTAGGTTTTAGTTATTGGAATGTTAATAGTCTTAGTGACTTTAATGTAGTGGGATTTAAGTATATTGAAAATGGACGTTTGAAAAATTTTGAAGGTCCTGTTTCTTGTTTGTATAATAATTTTATAAATTTTGATAACTGGCATTATACTAAGTTTAATGCAGGTTTTAAAAATGATAAAAATTGTCCTATAGTTGTTGGAACTTTTGAAGATGGTAAAGTAATACCAAATGTACCAGCGAATGTTAAATTGGTTGGTAATTTGTTGTATTTTGGATTGAACTCAGTTTTTCAGTCTCAAGACAATTTGTGTTTTGATCAATTTGGTTTGACTGAAAATTGTGTGTTTAATTCTGCATGTTTAAAGTTAACAGGTATTGTTGGTGAGAGAGTTTATTGTTATTCCAAAGGTTTGGTAAATGATTCTTTGCTTTATGCAGATATTTTACCACACTTAGCATACCAAACAGTTGATGGAGCTCTTTTGCGTTTGCCAAAATTGATCTTTAGTATACTGGGATTGAAATTTGTACAACTTAAGGATTTGTTATATTGTAAAATGGGTGAATGTGTAAACTCACAACTAGGTTATTGTCTGGGAGCTGAATCATTCATGGTTTATAATAAGGAGTATAATAAAGATAAATATGTTTTTTGTGGTGAAGGATTTTTAGGTTTTATTAGAAATTTTTATACCACATTTAACACTAATGTCTTTAGTTTGTTTTTGACTACCCAAGTGATGATTAATTTTTTAGTTATGTTAATTGTGTTGTTTGGATTTTGGTTAGCAATGCGTATAAGGCGTATGTTTGGTGATTTTACTATGAGTGTTTGTTATATTGTAGTTGCTACAATGGTAAATTCTTTATCATATTTAGTAACTGGTAACAGCATTGGACTCTTAGTTTATGGTTTAGTGTATTTCTTTGTTACTTTGCGCTTGAATTATACTTATATTTGGCATATGTGTTTTATAATTGCATATTTGACAATAGCGCCTATGTGGACTATTTTCTTGTATGTGTTTGGTTTATTTTATTATTTTGTTCCTAATGTGTTTAAATTAGGTTTGGCAAAAGGTCTTTATGAAGGAGAAGTGTTTGTGGGTACTTTTGATAGTGCTTCACAGGCTACCTTTCTATTAAATAAGGATACTTATGTTAAGTTAGTTAATAGTTTATCAAGAGATAAATTAGAATATTATGCCAGTAAGTACAATCAATATAAATATTATCAGGGTAGTGGTAAGGATGGTGAGTATTTGTTAGCTTGTAAAACACATTTGGCTAAGGCGTTGGCAGATTTTGCTAATTCTCAAGTAGATGTTGTATATTTACCCCCAACTGTGACTTTTACATCACGTATGCAAGCTGGTTTAAGAAAAATTCTGCAGCCTACGGGTGTAGTAGAGAGTTGTGTGGTGAAAGTTAGTTATGGTAGTCTGACTCTTAATGGTTTATGGCTTGGTAATAACGTTTATTGTCCTAGACATGTTATTGCTGAAGATGTAACCAAGGAGATAGATTATGAAACTTGTTTTATGATGATGAGGAAAAATATGTTGGAAATTAGTTATAAGAATAGTTTGTTGAAGGTTAATGGTGTTAATATGAAAGGGTCACTTCTTGTGATTGAAGTTGATATTAATAATGTTTTAACACCTGATTATGAATTTGTAAAATTTAAGTCGGGTGTTAGTTTTAATATTTTAGTTAGTTATGATGGCATACCTTCTGGTGTGTTTGGTGTTACTATGCGTTCAAATGGCACATGTAAAGGTAGTTTTTTGAATGGATCTTGTGGTTCACCTGGTTTTATCCTTAGAGATAATAAAGTTTGTTTTGGTTATATGCATCAAATGGAATTTAATTCTGGTGTGCATGTAGGTAGTGATATGGATGGTAATATTTATGGTAATTATAAAGATCAACCAGTATTTCAGATTGAAGGATTAGATGTGAAATTTGCTGATAATGTAATTGCCTTTTTGTATTCAGCCCTTATAAATGGTGATAATTGGTGGTTAACCACTGATGAGTGTACTGTTAGTGCTTTTAATGATTGGGCTTGTACAAATAATTTTACACAAGTGGAAAATAATTTTGGTCTGTTTGAAAATAAAACAGGCGTAAAAGTGGAAAGAATTTTATATGCTATTCGCACTTATTCAAAAGGCTTTGGAAATAAAACTGTTTTGGGTTTTGGATCTTTAACAGATGAATTTACATCCGATGAAATCTATTCCCAAACTTTTGGAATCTTGCAAGCCTCTAAATTGAAAAGTGGTATTAAGAATGTTTTAGTGACATTTGTGTTCTGTTGTATGTTTTTAAGTGAATGGTTGATGATGTCAGCCATTTATTATTTTTCTAAGGATTTGTTTATGTTATTAATACCGGTTGGTGTTTTGATTTCTTTTGTTTTATCTTTGTTAGTAAAACATAAGATAATGTTTATTAACCTTTATTTGTTGCCTACTTTGATTGTTATGATGGTAGATAATTTTAGTTTGTATATGTATGTGGCAAATTTTATGAGTGATTTTAATATGTCAGGTTTTAATTTAAATTTTATTGTATCCCTGGTTAGTGTTGTAGCTGTTTTCTTTTTGCATTTGTATAGATTTATAAATGCTAAAAAGGACTGGTTTAATATTATGGTGGCTTTAGTTGGTTCATTGTGGTTTTATATGACCTATAATGAAACTGCATTGCTTACCACTGTGTTAATTAGTGTTAATCCAGACTGGTATATTGGTTTGGTTACTTATCATGGTGTAAAGATAGCATTTAAATTGATGGGTGCCACTTTTACCTATAAATATTTGGCCTTGTGTTATGTAAGTGCTGGCTTTGTTATAACCATGCGCTTTGGAGTTTTGTATTGGATTAATAAATTTACAGGGTTTACTTTTGGTAAATATGATTATAAAGTTTCGGCTCGAGAGTTTAAATATATTGTAGCTAATGGTCTTAAAACACCCACTGGTGTATTTGAAACTCTTAAGTTGAATTATAATTTAATAGGTATTGGTGGTAATAAAAATATTAAGGTTTCAACAGTTCAATCTAAATTGACTGACATTAAGTGTTGTAATGTAGTCTTATTAGGTTTGTTGAATAACCTTGGTGTTAGTGCTAATTCTAAAGAATGGAATTGGTGTGTTAGTATGCATAATAAAATTTGTCTTAGTAATGATGAGAGTGTTGTAGAAAGTTTATTGGCACTTGTACTTTTCTTTATGTCCAAATGTAAAAATGTAGATTTGGATGCGTTGTTAGATGTTTATTTTGATAATAATAGTATTTTGCAATCTGTTGCAAGTACTTTTGCTAGTTTGCCTAGTTTTGTAGCATATGAAACTGCCAGAGAAGCCTATGAGAAAGCTTTGAAGGAAGAAGCAAATGCTGTGTTGTTAAAACAATTGAAAAAGGCTATGAATATTGCAAAAAGTGAACATGAGCAAGAGGTAGCTGTGCAACGTAAACTTGAACGTTTAGCTGAAACAGCTGCTGCTCAAATGTATAAAGATGTTAGAGCCAGTGATAAGAAAGCTAAAGTTATATCTGCTATGCATTCAATGCTTTTTAGCATGTTGCGTAGATTGGATATGTCTAGTGTTGATAATGTGTTAAATTTAGCTAAAGATGGTGTTGTACCTTTGAGTATTGTACCTGTTACTAGTGCTTCTCGTATGATAGTTGTTGTTCCGACTAAAGACGTTCTAGATAGAATTGTCACAGATAATAGTGTTATTTATGCAGGTGTTGTGTGGACAATTATAGATATTAAAGATGTTGATAATAAAGTTATTAATTTGAAAGAAGTTATGATTGGTGATGATATAGCTTATCCACTTCATATTACTGTAGAACGTTTTGTAAAATTACAGAATAATGAAATTTTACCAGGTGTAGTAAAACAGAGAGTGGTTAAAGCTGAAGGTGGAGGTTTTAATGTTGAAGGTAAGGCACTTTATACCAATGAACAAGGCAAAGGTTTTGTCTATGCATTGATAGCAGAAAAAGATGGTCTTACTCATATTAAATGGGATAGTAATAATGAAGTTATAACCATTGAGTTAGAACGTGCTTCTAAGTTTTTAGTAGATAGACCAAATGGCACACCTAAAGTAATGTATTTGTATTTTGTTAAAAATTTGAATACATTGCGTAGGGGTGCTGTTTTAGGATGGATTGGAGCTTCTATGCGTTTGCAAGCTGGAAGGCCTACAGAGTTTCCTGAAAATTCCAATTTGTTGTCTATTTGTGCTTTTGCTGTTGATCCCGCTAAAGCTTATCTTGATGCTATTAAATCAGGTGTGAAACCTCTTACAAATTGTATTAAGATGCTCTCTAATGGATCTGGTAATGGTCAAGCTGTAAGTTATACAGTTGATGCCAAAACAAATCAAGATTCATATGGTGGTGCATCTGTTTGTATTTATTGTCGCGCTTATGTTGAACATCCAACCGTTGATGGTTTATGTCAATTTAAGGGTAGATTTGTTCAAGTACCATTAGGGACTAAAGATCCTGTGGGTTTTTGTATTGAAAATAGTATTTGTAGTGTTTGTAAGTGTTGGATTGGTCATGGTTGTGTTTGTGACAGATCCAATATGCAGACTACAGTTGTAGATAATAATTATTTAAACGGGCAAGGGGTTCTAGTGGAGCTCGACTAGAACCCTGTGGTAATGGTACTGAACCTGATGTAGTTGTAAGAGCTTTTGATATTTGTAATAAAGGTAATGCATGTTTAGCCAAAGCTTATAAGAGGAATTGTTGCAGATTTAAAAATGTGGATTTGCACGATGCCTATTATATAATAAAACGTGTGAATGTTGAAAGTATGGAATTTGAGAAAAATGTTTTTGAGAGTTTTAAAGGTAGTAATTGTGTTGCAGAACATGATTTCTTTAAGTTTCATCATGGTAGACAAGAGTTTGGTAATATTTGTAGAAAAAATCTTACCAAATATACCATGATGGATCTTTGTTTTGCTCTTAGAAACTTTGATGAAAATCATTGTGAAGTTTTAAAAGAGATTTTAGTTTTAACTAAGTGTTGTGATGAAAAGTATTTTGAAAATAAGTTGTGGTTTGATCCTATTGAAAATGAAGATTTGTATAAGGTTTATGCTAAATTGGGTCACATAGTAAACACTGCTTTATTAAAGTGTGTTGAAATGTGTGATTTAATGGTAGCTAAGGGTTATATTGGTGTGTTGACATTAGATAATCAAGATTTAAATGGTAATTTTTATGATTTTGGTGATTTTATGAGAAGTCCTCCAGGTATGGGTGTACCTGTTGTGACTTCTTATCTTAGTTATATGATGCCTATTATGAGTATGACTGATTGCTTGGCGTGTGAACGTTATGTAAAAAGTGATATTTATGGTAAAGATTTTAAAACTTATGAACTGTTGAAATATGATTTCACAGATTTTAAGTTAGAGTTATTTTCCAAATATTTTAAATATTGGGACCGTGTTTATCACCCTAATTGTGTAGAGTGTTTTGATGATGATTGTATAATTCATTGTGCCAATTTTAATACATTATTTTCTATGGTGTTACCTGAAACGTCTTTTGGACCTTTATGTAAGAAGGTTTATATAGATGGTGTTTCAATGTTGACAACTGCTGGTTTTCATTTTAAACAATTGGGTGTTGTTTGGAATAAAGATCTAAAGTTGGCAAATAGTCATTTGGAAATGACAGATCTTATGAGATTTGTTTCAGATCCAAGTTTGTTGATAGGATCTTCTGATGCGTTATTAGATTTTAGAACTGATTGTTTTTCTATAGCAGCGTTGAGTACTGGTTTGACACATCAAATTGTTAAGCCAGGCCATTTTAATCAAGAATTTTATGATTATTTAGTTGCGAAAGGTTTCTTTTTAGAAGGTTCTATGTTGACTTTAAAACATTTTTTCTTTGTTCAAAATGGTCAAGCTGCTATAACAGATTTTAATTATTATAGATATAATAAGTGTATAATGCTTGATATTTGTCAGGCTCTGTTTGTAAAACAAGTAGTTTTTAAATATTTTGAATGTTATGAAGGGGGTTGTCTTGCTGCTAAAGATGTCATTGTGACAAATTTAGATAAATCGGCTGGATATCCATTGAATAAGTATGGTAAAGCTAGATTATATTATGAAACAATGTCATATGAAGAACAAGATGAATTATATAATTATACAAAGCGTAATGTGGTTCCTACAATGACGCAAATGAATCTTAAGTATGCCATTAGTGGTAAAGATCGTGCTAGAACTGTGGGTGGTGTTAACTTAGTGTCTACTATGACAACTCGTCAGTATCATCAAAAAGTTCTTAAGAGTATTGTTAATACACGGGGTGCTACAGTAGTTATTGGTACTACCAAATTTTATGGTGGTTGGGATGATATGCTTAAACGATTAATTCAGGGTGTTGAAAATCCCTGTTTGATGGGATGGGATTATCCCAAATGTGATCGTAGTTTGCCTAATATGATAAGAATGATTAGTGCTATGGTGTTAGGTTCTAAACATGTGACATGTTGTACTCATAATGAAAAATTTTATCGTTTGTCTAATGAATTAGCACAGGTTTTGACTGAAACCGCTTTTGTACAAGGTGGTTTGTATGTAAAACCTGGTGGTACTACATCTGGTGATGCTAGTACTGCTTATGCTAATTCAGTATTTAATATTTTTCAGAGTGTTAGTTCTAATGTTCAAAGATTGTTGTCTGTTAATACAGCTGACATAAATGTTGTTAGTGTTAAAAGAATACAATATAACTTGTATCACAATATTTATCGTAGTTGTGTAGCAGATGTTAATTTTGTTCAAGAATATTATGATTATTTGCAAAAGCATTTTTCATTAATGATTTTAAGTGATGATGGTGTTTGTTGTTATAATAAAGATTATGCCTCTATGGGATATGTGTCTGACATGGGAGCATTTAAAGCTTTATTATATTATCAAAATGGTGTTTTCATGAGCAATTCTAAGTGTTGGGTTGAAGAAGATTTAGAAAAAGGACCTCATGAATTTTGTTCTCAACATACGTTGTTAATTAAAGGTGATAATGAAGTTTATCTACCTTATCCAGATCCTAGTCGTATTTTGAGTGCAGGTGTTTTTGTGGATGATGTTGTAAAATCTGATAATGTTTTAGCATTAGAACGTTATGTTAGTTTGGCTATTGATGCTTATCCTTTAGTAAAACATGAAAATTCTGAGTATCAGAAAGTTTTCTGGGTTTTATTAGATTGGATTAAAAATTTGTATAGTAAATTTAATCAAGGTGTTCTTGATAGTTTTTCTATACGAGTAGTTGATGATGCACAAAGTAAATTTTGGGAGGAAGATTTTTATAAAAATTTGTATGAACGTAGTACAATACTGCAATCTGCAGGTTGTTGTGTTGTTTGCAATTCGCAGACTATACTACGATGTGGTGATTGTATACGTAGACCTTTGTTGTGTACTAAATGTGCTTATGATCATGTTTGTGGCACCAGTCATAAATTTATTTTAGCTATAACACCATATGTGTGTCATACAAGTGGTTGTGTTGTAAATGATGTTACAAGATTGTATCTTGGAGGTATGAGTTATTATTGTTTTGAACACAAACCTAAATTGTCATTTCCGTTAGTTAGTAATGGACATGTTTTTGGTTTGTATAAGAATAGTGCTGTTGGTAGTGTAGATTGTGATGTCTTTAATAGAATTGCCACTAGTGATTGGTCTAATGTGGATGATTATGTGTTGGCTAATTCTTGTAAAGAGTCCTTGATTTTATTTGCAGCTGAAACTATTAAAGCATTTGAAGAATCTTCTAAGAGTTCTTATGCTTGTGCTATTTTAAAAGAGGTTATTGGACCTAAAGAAATAGTATTATCATGGGAACCAGGTAAAATTCGTCCTCCTTTGAATCATAATTCTGTTTTTATTTGTTATAATATGGTGAAAGATACACGTGTTCAGATTGGTGAATATGTGTTTGAGAAAGTGGATTGTTCTTCGGATAGTGTTTATTTTAAGAGCAATGCTACTTCTAAGTTAGTACCAGGTATGATTTTTGTACTTGTGTCACATAATGTTCAAAGTTTAAAAGCTCAAACTATAGTTTCTCAAGAAATTTATAGTAAAGTAAGGTTGTTTAGTACTTTGAATGTTAAAGAAGATTATGTAAATTTAATACCGTATTATACAATGATTGGTAAGCAACGTGTTACTACTATTCAGGGTCCGCCTGGTAGTGGTAAGTCACATTGTATTATTGGTCTTGGTTTGTATTATCCCACTATTAAGATAGTGTTTACAGCTTGTTCTCATGCTGCTGTAGATTCTTTGTGTAATAAAGCCTTTAAGAATTATAATATTGTAGATTGTAGTAGAATAATACCTGCTAGAGCACGTGTAGAATGTTTTGATAAATTTAGGGTTAATGATTGTAGTGCTAAATATGTATTTAGTACTATCAATGCTTTACCAGATGTAGTAGCTGATGTGGTAGTTGTAGATGAAGTTTCTATGTTGACTAATTATGATCTTAGTGTCATTAATAGTCGTGTTAAGTATAAACATATTGTTTATGTAGGTGATCCACAACAATTACCATCTCCTCGTATTTTGATAACGCGAGGTGTTTTAAAACCTGAAGATTATAATTGTGTGACAAGGAGAATGTGTTTATTAGGACCTGATGTCTTTTTAAACAAATGTTATCGTTGTCCCGCAGAAGTAGTTAAAACTGTTAGTGCTTTGGTTTATGAAAATAAGTTCTTAGCAGTTAATAAAATTTCAGGTAAGTGTTTTAAAGTGTTTTTAAAGGGTCATGTTCAAGTTGATAATGGTTCTAGTGTTAATAGAAAACAGTTGGATTTTGTTAAAACATTTTTAGAGCATAATAAAGAGTGGCAAAATGCTGTCTTTATTTCACCTTATAATTCACAGAATTATGTGGCTTCTAAAATGTTAGGTTTACAAACTCAAACTGTTGATTCAGCTCAAGGAAGTGAGTATGATTATGTGATCTATACTCAAACTTCTGATACAGCACATGCTTGTAACATTAATCGTTTTAATGTTGCAATTACTAGGACTAAGTATGGTATTTTGTGTATTATGAATAATAAGAAAATGTATGATGAGTTAGATTTTGGTGTGATTGACCCTATTGTTTTGCATAGTACTGGTTTATTTAAAAGTTGTGTGAGAGTGCCATATGAGGTTGGTCCTGCGTATGCAACCACTTTTATGCACTTAACTGATCGTTTTAAAGTTAGTAATGATTTGGCTGTTGCATTACCATCTGTTAATCCTACATTTGAAGATGTGGTTAATTTGATGGGTTTTAAATTAGATGTGGTTCCAGATGGGTATAACCCTTTGTTTTGTACTAAGAGTTATGCAATTCAACATGTAAGAGGGTGGATTGGTTTAGATGTGGAAAGTGTACATTGTTGCACAGATAACATCGGAACTAATCTACCTCTACAAATAGGTTTTTCAAATGGTTTGAATTTTATTGTTAAACCTGAGGCTTGTGTTATGAATAATAATAAAGTTTATTGGAAAAATGTTAAAACTAAAGTGCCTCCTGGTGAACAGTTTACACATTTAATACCTTTGATGAGAAAAACACAAGATTGGAGTGTTGTTCGTAAGAGAATAGTTTCAATGTTGTGTGATCAATTTAAGGGTGTTACAAGTGAGATTATTATTTTAACGTGGGCGCATGGTATGGAGTTGATGACCATGCGTTATTTTGTTAAAATAGGAGTTGTAAAATGTTGTTATTGTGGTATGGAGGCTAAATTTTATGATAGTGTAAATGTAGAGTTTAAATGTTTGTTTCATGGTTATGGCTGTGATTATTTATATAACCCTAAGCTTGTAGATGTGCAACAGTGGGGTTATGTAGGTAAGTTAGCTGATAATCATGATATGTATTGTGCTTTACATCGTAATGCTCATGTAGCATCTGGAGATGCTATTATGACACGATGTTTAGCTGTTTATGAATGTTTTGTAAAGAAGGTTGAATGGAATATTGTTTATCCTTATATAGGTGAAGAAAAAGCTATTAATGCTGCTGGTAGATTTGTTGAAAGACATATTATGAGTGTCTTTCTAAAATTGTATAAACCAGAAGCAGTTCACGATATTGGTAATCCAAAAGGGATTAGGTGTGTTGTTTATGATAAAAGTTGGTATTGTTATGATAAAGATCCAGTGGGTAGTAATGTTAAAGAATTGTGTTATGATTATGAAACACATGGTCAATTTAAAGGACTTATGTTGTTCTGGAATTGTAATGTAAGTTGTTATCCTGAATTTTCTTTGGTTTGTAGATTTGATACACGTGTGTGTAATAAGTATAATTTAGAAGGTGTTAATGGTGGTTCTTTGTATGTGAATAAACATGCATTTCATACCGATTTTTATGATCGAAGGGCTTTTGTAAATTTGAAGCAAATACCATTCTTTTTCTTTGATGATAGTGAGTGTGAAGTTATTTGTGATGTTGTAAATTATGTTCCTTTAAGTGATAAGAATTGTATCACAAAATGTAACATTGGCAATGCTATTTGTAATAAGCATGCTAAGTTATATCAAGAATATTTAGAAAAGTATAATTTATTTGTTTCAAATGGTTTTAATTTGTGGGGTCCTAAATCTTTTGATGTTTATAATTTGTGGTCTCTTTTAAGGGGCAATAATAGTTTGCAGGCTCTTGAAAGATTAGCCTATAATGTAGTTAATAGTGGTTATGATAAAGGTTTAGATGGATCTTTGCCTGTAGCCATTGTTAATGATCGTGTAATAGTAAAGAAAGATTTAGAAGACATTGTAGTTTTTGAAAATAAAACTGCACTACCTACAAATGTAGCATTTGAATTATATGTTCGTCGTAATGTAGGTCTTACACCTCCATTATCGTTGTTGAGAAATTTGAGTGTTGTTCGAACCGATAGGTTTTGTCTTTGGGATTATGATGATAATAAACCATTTACTAATTATACAAGCAATTTTTGTTTGTATACAGATTTTGATTTTGATGTTATGACGTGTTATGATAATAGCATTAGTGGTAGTATTGAAAGATTTCGTAGTGCTAATAATGCTGTTTTATTTTCCATGACTAATATTAGAGGTCTTAAAGGCTTTAGTATTAATTATGCATATTTAAATGGTAAGAGTGTTTTTAGTTCTGATGGTAAAGATATAAAATTATATTTTTATATCAGAGAAAAAGGTGTGTATGTAGAAAATATCTGTTCATTTTTTACACAAGGTAGAACATTTGATACATTTGTTCCACGTAGTGAAATGGAAAAGAATTTTCTTAATATGGAAACACAGGATTTTATTGTAAAATATGGTTTAGAAGATTTTGGTTTTGAACATGTAGTTTATGGTGATGTAAGTAAAAATGTTGTTGGTGGTTTGCATTTATTAATTTCACAAGTGAGACTTTCAAAAATGGGAGTCTTAAAATGTGAGCATTTTGGTGGTAGTGTTTTAAACACTATTAATTGTTGTAGTGTAATTTATTTGGATAACCCTTCTTATAAGCATGTCTGTACTTATATGGATATGCTTTTGGATGATTTTGTGGTTATATTAAAATCACAAGATCTGTCAGTGGTTTCTAAAGTAGTTAATATTAATGTTGATTTGAAGAATTTTAGATTTATGTTGTGGTGTAAAGATAAGAAAGTTAGTACTTTCTATCCTACATTACAAAATGATTGGTTGTGTGGCTATAGTATGCCTAATGTTTATAAAATGCAAAATATGTTGTTGGAACGTTGTGATTTGCCTAATTATGGTGAAAGATTAAATTTGCCTGGTCAAATTGTCAAAAATACCATAAAATATACTCAACTTTGTCAATATCTTAATAAAACCACTATTTGTGTGCCTTACAACATGAGAGTTGTACATTTTGGAGCTTCGGGAAATGGTGTTTCACCTGGAACTGCTGTTCTAAAACGTTGGTTGCCACAAAGTGCGATTTTATTAGACAATGATTGTAGAAATTTTGCTAGTGATGCAGATTATACAATTATTGGATCTTGTGAAGTTGTAAAAATTAGTACCAAAGTGGATTTGATTATTAGTGATATGTATGATTGTGAAAAAGTCAGAAGTTTAGAAGAGAATAAAGGTGAAGATGGGTTTTTTAGATTTCTTGTGGGCTTTATTCGTGAAAAACTTTCTGTTGGTGGTACTGTTTGTATTAAAATAACTGAATTTTCATGGAACAAAGAGTTGTATGAAGAAATACAAAAATTTGAGTTTTGGACTCTATTTTGTACCAGTGTTAATGCAAGTAGTTCTGAAGCATTTTTAATTGGTGTTAATTATTTAGGTAATTTTAGTAATAAAGATATAATAAAGGGTGACGTTTGTCATGCTAATTATATATTTTGGAGAAATAGTACGATTATGAAACAAAGTTATAATAGTGTTTTAGATTTAAGTAAGTTTGAGCTTAAATTGAAAACGACTACTGTAGTGGATCTTAAAGATGATAAAGTAAATGATTTAGTGTTAGGTTTAATAAAAAGTGGTAAGTTGATTATTAGAGATTGTGGTAAGCAAGATTTTTATGCGAATAAGTTTGTGTAAACTAACATGAAACTTATTATTTTATTTTTAGTTTTATCTTGTGTTGAATGTGTTGAATATATTAAATGTAGTAATACACAATTGGGTCTTTTAGATCTAGAGAAAATAACATATTCTCTCTTTGATTTAGGTGATGTTGGTGTTAATAGTACCACATTGATTAATGGATATTTTCCTAGTAAAGATATTAATAATTGGTTGTGTGAAAAAATGGGTGTTAGTGAGTTGTATTATGGTCAAGCTTTTTATACCATATTAAATAATGTGGGTAGTGCTAGTTTAAAGTTTTTAATTCAACCTATTGTTTATAGCAATAGTTCTTATGTAATTTATATGGCTTATAAGAGTGGTGTGTTGAATTTTAGTATATGTTATAGGAATTATTTTAGTTTTTCATGGGATACAGATCCACCGTCACCCATTAGTTGTGCTTTTAATAGACGCATTTATTTTGGACATAGATATATTTATTTAGGTGTTATTTGGCGTCATGGTTATGTTAAAATTATTACGCCAAATTTTGTGCAACAGTTTGAATTGGATAATATGTATTTAGAAGTTATAAGAGTTGCAACTGGTCGTTTTGGTAGTACTGTTAATTATGTTATAGTAATGCCCTTTCAAATTGTAGATAAAAGATCTACATTTTTAGTTAATTATAATCAAAGTGGTTATGTAAGTAATTTATTAAATTGTTCAGAATCTATTGAAGCACAATTAAAATGTAAAAGTAGAAGTTTTGAACTTCAAAGTGGTGTTTATGAAATTGCATTAGAAGAAAGAGTTGGAGGTTATTATAGTGTTGTGACAAATGTTACAGGTGATTGTAATAATATTAAACATCTTTTTAGTAATTTCACTGGAAATCGACAACCGCTTTATGCTGGTAATTTTGCAAGTATGTCTTGTATAGTACCATTTAATTTTTCCATTAATAATGATTTGTTAAATAATAATCCGCAATTGAGAGGTTTTAATGGTGAGTTTAAACCTTTTATAGATTGTAAGGGTATTAATCCAATTGGTTTATTTGGAAGTAATGGTACTTGTTATTCAGGTATGGAATGGAGATATTGGACCAGAAGGTTTAGTGGTTATAATATGTCTATTGAAGGTATAGCTGAAAGTTTTTATGATGCTGGTATAGGTGAAAATGAATGTTATGGTCTTCTTAAAGGTAGGCAGTATAATGAATTCTGGCAATTTACAGAGGTCCTTTACTATAAAGTGCGCTTTATGGAAAAAGGATTAGATGTTTGTTATGGTAATTTACCACCAGCACCACAAGTTAATAAGTGTAATGTATGGACTTTTAATGATATTACTTTTGAAGGTGTGTTGTTAGAAACCAATAAAACTTTCAATCCTCAGTTGAAAGCTTTATATAAAGGTAGTATGGTTGTTATGATTAGAGTTTTTGGCATTGTGTATGAAGTAGTACCATGTATAAAAACTCGGCTTAGCGTTATTTATAATGCTAATAATAAGAACTATTCAACATTGTATCGTGTTGCTAATTGTAATCAAATAGACACAAAAAGGAGTGTTCATCCAGTTGGATTGTTGTCTAGAGATGGAATTAATACTCCTTGTGGTTGTCTTAGAAATGCAATGTTTTCGCCTAATATAACCGTTGATTCATATAGTTGTAAAACTTTATTGAGTGATGGTTATTGTGTTGTTTTTAATAATGGTAGTACTGAGGTTGTTCCTATTGGTATTGTTGGTGCTAATACCACCTATAATATGCCAATATTAGAAGAATCTTTTGTTGAATTAGCATTAGACCATGTTTTAGTTTCTGAATCTGAATATTTTCAGACAGAAATGCCGGTTTTTGATATAGATTGTGAAAAGTATATTTGTGACAATTCTGAAAGTTGTCGGATGTTATTAGAACAATACGCTGGTTTTTGTTCTAAAATAACATCTGACGTCAAAGGAAATTCACAACTTCTTAATGCTAACACATTGGCTATGTATAAAAACATAGTTCCAAGTGATAGTATTAAGCCTATAGAAAATTTTGGTGATTTTAATATGTCTATGTTTATTGATAAAAGCGGTAGAAGTGTTTTAGAAGATTTATTGTTTGATAAAATTGTAACCACTGGTCCTGGTTTCTATGAAGATTATTATAAATGTCGCACAACAACTGTTAAAGATTTGGTTTGTGCGCAATATTATAATGGTATTATGATAATACCCCCAATTCAAGATGCTGAAACTATTGGTATGTATGGTGGTATTGTGGCAGCAGGTATGACTATGGGTCTTTTTGGAGGCCAAGCAACCATGGGAACATGGCAAATTGCTATGTCTGCTCGTTTGAATGCTGTTGGTGTTACTCAGGGTATGATTATGGAAGATGTTCAAAAGTTGGCCAATGGTTTTAATACATTGGCTACCTCAGTGTCTAAAATGGCTAGTGTAACAGCTGATGCGCTTAGTCGAATTCAAGGTGTTGTTAATGCTAATGCATTGCAAGTTGAATTATTGGCTAGAGCTACCATGGATAATTTTGGTGCAATTTCATCAAATTTTGAAATTATTGAGAAACGGTTGAAACAAGTGCAGGCTGAACAACAAATGGATCGAGTGATTAATGGGAAAATGAACGCACTTTTGAATTTTGTGTCTAATTATAAGTTGAAAGTGTCAGAGTTGACAAGTATTCAACAGTTGGTTAAGCAGAAAGTTCAAGAATGTGTGCATGCTCAAAGTTTAAGAAATGGATTTTGTGGTTCTGGCTTGCATGTAATGTCAATTCCGCAATTGGTTCCTAATGGTGTAATGTTTTTACATTTTTCATTGGTTAAGAATAATAGTATAATTGTTAAACAAACACCTGGTTTGTGTAAAGAAGATAAGATTAATTGTATTGTACCTAAAAGTGGAATTTTTGTGAGTAAAAATGATTCAAACTGGTACATTACACCAAGGAATAAGTACGTACCTAAGAATATCACGAATAGTGATATTATATTTACTACTTATTCGGAGAATTTTACCGTTATTAATAACACAATTCAATTTCCAGGTATTGAATTTCCACAAGATGGTGATTTTGATGGACAAATTAAAAATGTCACATTAGAATTACAAAGTTTGAAAGATGTGGTTGCTAATATGTCTTATTTAGATTTAAGCAATCACACAGCGTTGTTGAAAAATATTAGTGAAGAAGTGAAAAAAATGAACATTACCGTTTCCCAATTTAAACAATATGTTAAATATGTGAAATGGCCTTGGTATGTTTGGCTTTTGATAGTAATGGCTTTGATTGCTTTTGGTTTGGTGTGTTTTTGGATTTTTATGTGTACTGGTTGTTGTGGTTTGTGTGATTGTATTAGAAGAAGTTGTTGTGATTCTAATACATATGAACCAATCGAAAAAATACACATTCAATAATGGATTTTTTGAGTTTTAACCTTGGTGGTTTATTTTTGCCTGCTCTTGTCAATCCTAGGAGGTATTTCCATATTGCTTTAGCAAATGGTAGTACTGTTAGGATTGTTGATACAGGTTCAGAATGTGTAAGCCATGACTACAACTATATCAAACATAGTGTTGATTGTTTTGTAGTCTTTGTTTATACATTGTTTTATTGGTATGTGTTTTCACAAAAGTTTAATAAGCCGCTGTTAAGAATATTGGGTGTGTTAGAAAGATTGTGGATGTTGTTAATGACAATTTGTGTCTTATATTATGATTCACTTCTTGGTTTAGTGTTAGTAATTGTTTTAATAATAAAACAAGGATATCTCGGTTATCTGTGTTATAAATACAAGACATTTGATTTCTTGTTATATAACACTAGTTTAATGTTCTATCTAAAAGACAAAAAGCAGGCATATACACATTTTTGTGATTATCATACTTTTATCACCCTTTGTGGTGGTAATAAACATGTTAATCTTAATGGTGTAATTTGCTTTTTTGATACTTTAGATGAACTTTGTTTAACAGTGATTGGTTATTATGAATTGATTTTGCCAAATGTGAAAAAGGTTGAAGGATTTGAAGGTGATTGTTGTTATATTTTTAGTAAAGAGCCTGTGGTTAGTATAATTAATATACTAAACTGTGAGGCAGAAAGTGATTATGTTGCCGTTGATTTATAATGATAATGGACTTGTAGTTTCTGTGTTTTTGTGGTTTTTAATTTTAATTGTGTTTTTGTTGTTTTTAATTGTGTTTATAAAGTGTTGTAAGTGTGTGTTTTTAACACACCGTGCCTTGAACGCTACTGTCTATAGGCCAGTGGCTAAATTTTATAGACAGTATCAAGAGTTTATGCATATTGAGCCTTTGTCTGAAGATATTGTCTAAAAACTAAACAAAATGTCTAATAGTAGTGGAAATATAACATTATCTGTGAGTGAACTCACGCAACATTTGACCAATTGGTCATTTAGTTGGAATATAATTCTAACTGTAATGATCATTGTGTTGCAGTATGGTTTTATTAAATATGGAAGGGTTGTTTATGCATTGAAAATGTTTGTGCTGTGGCTTTTATGGCCATTGGTTTTGGCATTGAGTATATTCAATGCTATTGTAAGCTTGAATTATAGCTATGTAATGTTTGCCTTCTGTATTGTATTGATTTGTGTGACATTTGGGTTGTGGTTGGCATACTTTGTAAACAGCATTAAATTGTACAGAAGAACGCATAGTCCTTGGTCTTTTGATCCATCCACTAATGCGGTCCTGTGCTTTTCTGTGCTTGGAAGAAGTCATGCCATTCCAGTGCCAACCGTGCCAACCGGAATCACTTTAACTCTGTTGTCTGGACAATTGAATGTTGAAGGAATTCCAATTTGTAATGGTTTGAATTTTCATGATATGCCTGAGTTCATTAGTGTTGCCAAACCTAATGTTACAATTCTTTATGAAGTGAGATCAAGAAAAGGCAATACGAATACAAAAACTGGTTGGGTTTATTATGTTAGGAGTAAACATGGAGATTATTCCGCATATAGATCTCAACCAACATTGAATAATGACGATTTAATTCTACATTTAGCCTAAACGATGTCTGCCGAAAAAGTAAGCTGGAGCAGTAGTCTCCCTACTAAGGCTGATACTAAAAATGGATCTAAGGTAGAAGTTGAATTGTCTGCATGGGACCCAATAATTATACAGAATAATAAAAATATTCAAGATGTTTTGCCCAGGACTTCAGTTCCAAAAGGATTGCCGTCTGGACATGAAATTGGCTATTGGTACAAAGGACCTGAAAGATACCGCTTTACTAGGGGTGAAAAAGTGCCTCTAGATCCTAAATGGTATTTTTATCCTTTAGGCCATGGACCTGCTGCTAATAAAAAATGGAATTCTAAAGTAGAAGGTGTATTCTGGGTTGCAAGAGATGGAGCATCCATTGAAAAAGTTCCAGATTTTGAACCAAGAAAGAAAGGTGCCGAAGCAAAGCGTGTGCGTTTGCCTGGAAAAGCCCCTGCTAATGTGTATTTCACTACTACCTCTGCCTCAAGAAGTCAGAGTAGAGATAATTCAAGGGCTGCAAGCAGAAGTGGGAGTAAGAGTCGGATTCAATCTAGATCTCCTTCTGCTGAGCGAGGCCACGTAGATATAAAGCTAGCTGTACTTGAAGCTCTCAAGGATCTTGGCATTGGTCAAGATACTAAGAAGAAGAGTTCAAAAAGTGCTGCTGCTTCTGGTAATAATACACCAAAGCAAGAAAGCTCTCCAAAAGTTCAACGTAAGCAAATAGAACGGCTCAGACACAAAAGAGTGCCCACTGGTAAAGAAAATATTACAGTTTGTTTTGGACCAAGAGGACCAGAACAAAATTTTGGTAGTGATGAAATAGTAAATGGTGGGGCACAAGGAAAGAAAGTGGCTCAATTGCTTGAAAATGTTCCAGGTCCTTCTGCCCTCCTTTTTGGAGGAAAAGTAGAACAAATTGGAAAAGCCAATGGAAAAGTTGCTGTTCAGTACACTTATGTGGCTGAGTTGGATGATAATGAAGAGGTGAAAAGGTTTTTAGATCTGATTGATGCATATAAAAAACCAACGACTGCAAATTCAATTAATTCTGTGTTGAATCCTCAAGCTACTGCTTTTGCACCACCTAGTGGAGTAATTGAAGAGCTTCAGGATGACCTTAATTAAAATTGTCTTTGTCAGCGTTGTTTTAGTTTGTGTATCTGCAGATTTAATTAGTGATTTATGTAAAGATTGTGAAAAGTGTCAAGGTTTGAGTCCGAGGTGGAGAAGTGTAGCTTGTCGAGATTATTTTAATTCTCTTCAACGCACTACTTCTGCTAAATGGAATAATTTGTTAACCTTGAGACGTCTCAAAGATGGACAAATCCAAGTACTGAAAAGTTTGTGTAAGCTTGGATTGAATTATGATGGTAGAAAAATAGAAATCCACACTTATTGTGGAGAGTTTCATGATCCTACGTATTTTAGAAATAAATTAGGTTGGACTGAAGATGATCTTTCAAATTTTCTTGGTGACAAGAGTTTGAAGAAAATGTATTTGAGAGATAATGATTTGTAGATGATTAGTTCATGAGTGAGACATGGCACCCCTTTGCATGTGCTAGGATGTGTCTCGTCTTATCCATAAGAACTAGCCTGTCATATAGTAGGATAAGTAGGCTATATGATTTTATTGTATTTAGTAGAAAGCAATGATAATATTTTAAATTAAAGTGATTGAAAGATGCCTTTAAGGAGCCCAAAGTGGAAGAGTTAATTTAAATAAAAAGTTGTTAGTAAATGATGATAATATAATTTAGATAGGGAAGCAAAAAAAAAAA